CGGCAATCACATCATCCCCATAAACCCGAGGCTCAACATGTTCCCAAAAATCAAGATGGGCAGTCCTGGGTGAGGCATACCATGCATACATAAGCATCAATACACCTCGCAAAGAATTGTCTTCTGCTGTAGCATACTTCCCAGAGGGTTGCATACCTTTCTTACAAAATAAATCTTTGTTCATTCTAACTACAGGAAATAGACTGTCGGACAATAAACCCTTAACAATCTTCAATGCACTCTCGTTGTATCCGAGAGCTTCCAATACATCATATACAACAGTTGCTGCCATACGCGCAATACAAATTGGATTCGCTACATCAAAACCTCCATAATCACCTTCCATCTTCAACAATGAAAAGGCGTCTGAAGTTCTGACAAACTTATCCATCTCTGCATGAGCATTCATACCAACACAACAACCATACAACGACCCGTGTTCCACCATCAAAGTGTAAAACGGGGACAAATACCAGCGTGATAAAATTAACATATTAGTAGGCGAGATATAAAAAATCCTCGTCTTACCACTATCACACTTTGATTTCAAACGGGGCTCATCCTTGAGTTGAGCATTAAACACAAACATACATCTTTCATCACGCATGTAAGTATCAATACACTCCACAAGATCAGCCTTTAAACTATCAATTGGTTCCCGGTGGGCTTCACCATCTACTACAGGTAGATACGAAGCTTTAGGACCCGGAAAACCAAAACCTCCAGCAGTCGCGACATTAATACGCGACGTGAAGGGGTCATTCTCAACTCCATTAATAGCTTCATCCAATTCAATAGGCCAGACTCGGGTAATACCACGATTGGCTAGCCCATCAACGATTCTTTTAACCAACACTTTAGTGACCTTTCGCATAATAGCAAGGTCCAAGGCTGGTGGATCATTGTTCATTTTCCTTAAACCAATGTTCCACGGATTAAGATATTCCCCATTACGTACAGTGGGTTTCATGAGAGGTATACTATATACTTCCCTCTCTTTCAAATCAAAATCCGGAAAATAATCGCTAAACAACTTATCCAAGTGAGGAGCGAACCTCGTCTCTTCCAAGTTGGATGAATTAGATGCAACTCCTATAATAGAGCCTTTCTCCTTACCATAAATTTCTAAATGTCCAAAATTCTCATGTAGAAATGAAGATTTTCGGTAGAGTTCCTCTGTGTCTTCAACAACACCTCGAATCATTCTACCTTGAAAATTCACCTCCATTTGGCCTGACAGATTAACTAATTTATTAATAGCTTCATCTATCAAGACTGTGTTTAAGGTCATGGAAAATCCATAACAAGTCTCTTTTTCACCCGCCATGTGCATTCCAACAACCGCACATTTACCATTAACAGTAGCTGCTAACGGCAAACCACAATCACCAATATCATGAGCACCATTATACTTCAACAAGTTACTACATCTCAAATTTTCGTGACTATCTTTAATTAACAATTCTTTGGGTTCAACACCGCCCATCGATTCTTGCCACTTAAACATACAATCATACATATCAACACAAAAATCATTGATAATATGTTTGGTTAAATCACCAAATGTGTAATGATTCTGTAAATGTACAACACACAAATCGGCCCCTACACGTGTAATATGACACGCTGTAAAAGGAACGTTTTGTGTAATGCAACCATCGTGGAAATATCCTCCTACAGGAATGACAATATTTCCTTTAGTACGCCCTTTAAAAGCGTGCCAATTCGTCAGCGCAAACTGACCACGATAGCCTAACATATATTGTAAACATTCACGATTATCATAACATATTTTAACTTGTTTAATAAAATGCTTAGTTAAGAACTTATAAAAATCTTGCAAACTACCCGTATACTTAGGCTCGTCGTATTTAATCATACCTTGACGATGAACCCAATAAGCGGGACGTGATGTTGAGAGCTGCCGCTCCCTTCCGTGGGCGCACCCGCTATCTTTTGAAATACCTTCTAACAACGAATTAGAAGGTGATTCTTTATAAAAGACAGCCTGTGTTTTCACGAGGAGAGCATCATACTCTCCACGCCTCTTGAATTTCTCTAAACTCCAAGAGGCGACTTTAAAACCTGCATACAAACCTACAGCAGCCGAGCACACCTTCAACAGTGTGCTCAACTTGCTTTTCGGATTGGCTACAGGATTATAAGATTCTGCTAAACCAAAAATAAACTTCAATTTCTGCACAGATAACTCCTTAGCATCTTCTAACTCACGAAGCTGTTGTTCCTTGAACTTACGAACAACAACACTCATAAAATTATAATAATTACTAAAGAAAAGACAAGTGGTAATTCCTAAAAAGAACCACCCGAAATATCTATAACAAAACAAAGCCCATATAAACCACAGACTCACACGAAACTTACTAGCAATAAATATTCTATTGTCATCACCGTGACGATCCATAAACTCGATCATGAACGTCACAATAATATACGAGGTCAGAAACCCTACTTCCGGAATCACCGAAGTAGCAGCTTCATAACTTGTTCTTACAATAGAAGGAACAAATTCTAACACTTCAGAATAACTGGTAGGAGAAGGAACAACCTCCCCCGATTCAACAACGATCTCTCGCTGCATAACCATCAACTGATCATCAAA